CTTCTCCATCAGCTTTAGTGCATTTAACAAGTTCATCTGCTGATGGTAATATTATAGTAGAGTCAACTCACGCTAGTTCAAGTGCTGTAGTAGATATTAGGTCGGCTTCAGACAGAGATAGCTCTGTTTTATTTAGAGAAGGTACAACTGTGAAAGCTAGGATTAAAAATGATGCTAGTGCAGATGCTTTGGTTCTAACAGATGGAGCTGATACAACCACTCTTACTTTAGCTGGTAGTAACGCAACATTTGCTGGTGATTTAATTGTTGGAACTCATAATTCTAACAGTCATAGATTAGAAATAGAATCAAGACATGCAAGTGTCCCATTCGGTCAAATTGTAGCTGGGAGTGCTGATAATAATCAAGCAGTTGGGCTTCAATTTACTACTAGAGATAGTAATGGTGCTGAAAACGATACTATGTTTCTTACTTCGACTGGCTTAGGCATAGGAACAAATGCTCCAGCATCTAAACTTCATGTTAGAGAAACTGCTGGTGATGAATTTTTTACATTCGCAAATGGCAATGGTATTGGTTTAGTTAATAATGTTGCTAGTCATGGAATTGGTATATCAGCTAGTCAATCGGGAAGTTATGGTGGTCAAGGTTCTTCTGCATTAATAGTAACAGAAGGCGGTGGAAGTGCAAATGCTGGTACAGTTCAACTGGTGCATGATGGAACTATTGGATTTACATATAAAGGTGGTGCAGTTGCCATCGGCACATCACCTTATCCTCTTGGTACAAATTTAGAAGTCTATGGCGGTGACTCATCAACTGGTATCGTTAGAATTACTGGAGGAGAGGCAAATAACGCAGTCTTACAACTTTACGCTGACCAAGGTGACAATAGTGCAGATAAATGGCAATTAATATCTCAAGCATCTGATAATGACTTTTTAATAAAAGCTAATACAACAGAAGTATTGAGAATAACTGATGGGAGTGGGAATTTAGTAGTTCTTGGAGGTGGTACATTTGGTGGTGATGTAACAGTTTCTAAAAGTGGAAATGCTTTTTTAAATCTTACTTCTACTAGCGGTGGAGCTAGAATAAAATTAACTGGTCAGGCAAACGAGACTACAAACGGGTTATTGTTTTTTGAGGCAAGTAATCAAAGAGGTTCAATTGTATATAATCACGCAACTCAATCTCTAACATTAAATACTGGAGATAGTGGAACTCTTGCTCTTACTTTAGATTCTGCCCAAAACGCCACATTTGCACAAAAAATTGGAGTAGGTGCAAGTCCTCAAAGTTTTCCCGATAAAAATGTTACGATTGAAGGAACAAGTGCTGGTTTAGTATTGAGAGATTCTACTGGAAATAATCAAGCTACTCAATGGGGAACTTTATTTACCTCTAATGAGGCTGTTAAAATGATGTATGACGATGGTGGAACATTTCAAGTTGGTAATGCAGACGATTATCAAGGCACAAACTATGAAGCTAATCTAATTCTTGATGTTAACTCCCGAATCTCACTAAGTAATAATGATAGTGGTACATCTAATACAGTCTTTGGAAAGTTGGCTGGTGCAAATATAGATGCTGGAAGTAATTACAATACATTTATTGGTGAGAATGTAGCAGATGCAAGTTTAGATGATGCTATATATAATAGTGCAGTTGGATATAGTACGCTAAGTGCCTTGACGTCAGGTGAATACAATACGGCAATCGGTTCAAGGGCTTTATTACAAGTAAATAGTGGCTCTCAAAATACTGCACTTGGTTATTATTCAGGATATGGAATTACAACTGGAAGTAACAATGTTCACATTGGTGCTTTAGCTGGTGAAGGTAATACTGGAGCGAGTTATTTAGTAGGTATTGGAGACGATACTTTTAGAGTTGGAGGTATCACTACAGATGCAAATGGAGCAGTAGCAGTTGGTTACCAAGCACTTAGAAAATTGACTTCAGGTGGTAAAAATGTAGCAGTTGGATATTTAGCTGGTTCACAGATTACAACTGGAGATTCTAATATTGCTCTAGGTCACCAAGCTATGGATGAAATTAGTACAGGCGATAGGAATATAGCTATTGGTCATAATGCGATAGGTAACGCTCAAGGTGGTGCTACTTCAGGCGATTCAAAAGATAACATCGCAATAGGCTTTCAATCTCAAGGTGGTGCATGGGCAGACGCTGAATGTCTTAAAAATACTTCTATAGGAAGTTATTCTCTTGATGGTGCTTTAGATGGGGCATTACAAAATACTGCATTAGGATATGCTAGTTTAGGTGCAGTCACTCAAGGAGATAACAACGTAGCAGTTGGTATGGAAGCTGGTGATAATATTACAACTGGAACTAAAAATGTAACTATTGGACAACAAGCAAGAACAAGTGCAGTTGGAGGAACTAACCAAATAGTAATTGGTGCTACTGTAACTGGTCGAGGTGATAACATGGCAGTTATTGGAAATGATTCCATAACTGATGTATATCTATCTAGAGATGGTGGTGCAAAAGCACATCTGGAGAGTATTCAATTTCCAGCTACTCAAAATGCAAGTTCAAATGCAAATTGTTTAGATGATTACGAGGAAGGAGATTACGATGCTACTGTGACTTGCAGTACAAGCGGTACTATTACTTTAGAAGGTGCTTATAACAGACTAGCATATGTTAAAGTTGGAAAGTCGGTAACTGTAACTGGTGTTTTAATAGTTAATGCAGTAAGTAGTCCTAGTGGATTTATTAATATAAGTTTGCCTTTTGCTATTGGAGATGGTACAGATAAGTCTCAAAGTTTTTCAGGTGCAGTACACATCCATAATGCAAACGCTATCCTATCTAGAGATTTTGTAAATCTTGGAGTTGAAGGTGAATCAGTTCTTAGAGTTTATGTAGGAGATGCTTCAGGTCGGCAATCTGATTCTGCTGAAGGCATTATAGCTAACACACAACTTTATATAGGAATTACATATCAAGTCTAAAAGAATTAGACTGGAAAACAAGGAGTTAAAATGGCTTTAACAAAAGAAATAACAGAAGATTATGAGGTACGAACACAATTCAAGCATATACAAGTTCGCATAAGAACTGCTATAATGGAAGATGGTTCAGAGATTTCATACAAGTACAATAGAAGAGTATTAAATCCACACATGGATGTATCTAGTGAAAACGCTGAAATACAAGCATTAGCAAACGCTTTATGGACAGACGAAGTAAAGTCTGCATGGACATCTAAACAATCAGAAGAAGTTTAACAAACAAGGAGTCAATAATGGCAAAAAAAGAAAAGAAGCCAGTCTTGAACCTAGATGATAAAGAGTATATCATTGAGGATATGACTGACGAGCAAAAGATGATGGTAAATCATATAAACGATATTCAGAACAAACAGAATAGCAATCAGTTTATAGCTGACCAGTTATCTGTTGGTAAGGAAGCGTTCATCAATATGCTTAGAAAATCATTAGCTAAACCTGAAGAGGTAGAAGTAGCATAATGTTGATTAGGAAAAGTTCTCAGGGTTTTGATTTAAAACTTTATAAGAATACTACTCCAAGTGTTACTCGTACTAAGAAGTATCCTAATGGTGATGTTGAAACCCTGACTTATCCTAGTCGATATAAATACTTTTTAGTATTAGATGGTGAGATAGTTAGAAGAAGTGATAGCTGGGAAACTATTGAACAGCTCTATGTTGATGAATGTCAATCTAGACATGGAGGAGGAACTGGTAGAATGATAGTAGGTAAGCATAAACTAGTAAACCATGTAATAACAAAATTATGAATGATACAATAATAAAATTAAAAAATGGAGACTTTGAAGTTGTTAGTACAAGTTATAATATCCCTGTTCAGTATATTTATGTTAAGTAGCTGCACAAGTGGTTGGTCAGTTGGTAGTTTTGAATTGAGTCCAGAAGATTCTATGTATACATTTTTAGAAGTTATGGATCAAGATTCTACATCACATTTTTATGCAGACAGAGTAAGAATTAATTCAGACAACTGGTGCTTTACGCACAATCAATGGGAATCCGTTAAGGAACATGAGTGAAAATCTCAAAACCGCTAGAAGCTACAGAGGTACTGTTGTGGATGATAACGCTGTTCTCAGTATCAATATCCGTTGGCTTGGACAAATTCTTATTCTTGTTGGCACTTTCGTGTATGGTTACTATAGGGTTGAGACTCGATTGGCAATGCTTGAAGATAGCTTTGCTGATGCAGATCAACGCATTGGGGACTTACTTGATAAACATATCGTGGAAGAACGGATTGAGCGAGAAGAGTTGGCAGAGAAAGTAAAGTTTTACGAAAAAGAAATAAACCTCAATCCAATGAGTTGGGGTAAAAAGCGGAGAAAATAATGGATTTTATGGCAGTATATGCTGAAGCGGGCATGATAGGAATTTGCGGATTATTACTTGTCTATTTAGTAATGAGTTTATCTAAAAAATCAGAAGCTCAACAAGAGTCATTAAAAAATTTAGAAATAGAAAATAAAGGTCAATCTGAAAGTATCAACAACATGGAAGGAATGATTATAAAATTAATTAGCAGATGGAATGAATCGGATTCTGTACGAGATAGGCGATATGAGCAGACAATGGAGTCTATTGCAGATTTAGAAAAACAACTTTCAAGGATGGATGGTATTATGTCACGAATGAATGGCAACGGAAGGCACTAATGGATACATTAAAAGTCTCAAGTGGAAGTTTTGGTAGCATGGCAATTGTGTTCATGGATCTACTTCCGTACACACTAGGTATTATTATTGCTTTAATGAATATTGTATACCTATATTATAAAATTAAAAAAACAAAGGAGTCGTAATGGAATGGCTAACTTTAAATTGGGAATGGGTGTTACTTGCATTTATGATATTAGAAAAAATTGTAAAGATGTCTCCAAGTGATAAGGATGATATATTGCTAGATGTTGTATTTCAAGGTTTAACTAAAATAGTAAAGAAGGAAGAAAAATGATTAAAAGATACATTAAAGGTCAAGTAAAAAAATATGGCGTAAAAGGATTTGTTATTAAAGTATTAGAGTTAATTGCAAAAGTTACTCCTTCTAAAGAAGATGATAAACTTGTAGCTAAAATTAAAGTATTTGTAGCGGAACTGTAGTGGCTACTAAAAAGAAATCTCCTGCATGGACACGCAAAGCTGGTAAAAATCCTAAAGGTGGATTAAATGCTAAAGGTAGAGCTAGTTATAAAAAATCAACTGGTGGTACTTTAAAAGCTCCTGTTAAATCAGGAGACAATCCTCGTAGAGCTTCTTTTCTAGCCCGTATGGGAGGAATGGCAGGCCCCGAAAAAAAAGATGGGAAACCTACTAGGCTTCTTTTATCATTAAGAGCTTGGGGTGCTAGTTCTAAAGCAGATGCAAAAAAGAAAGCTGCTGGTATTAGTAAACGAAATAAAGCAAAAAAAGGAAAGAAATAATTATGGCTACAAAGAAAAAGAAAGGTTTGTATGCAAATATACATGCAAAACGTAAAAGAATTAAAGCTGGTAGCAATGAGAAGATGAAAAAAGCAGGATCTAAAGGTGCACCTACAGCTAAGAATTTTAAAGCAGCTGCTAAAACAGCTAAGAAAAGGAAGAAAAAATAATGCCATACGGAAAGGGAAG